AGTTTTACAAAACAGTGGATCAGCAGGTGATGTATTAAGAGCAGAGGCTTCTGCTGGATCATCAATAGATGTTGTTTTATCAGTTTTAGAAGACGTGTAAACATAAATATAGAATAAGAGAATAAAATGGTAAGATACATTCAACCAAAAGACAGACCAACAGAAATAAATGTAAGGTCTGCGACAGGCGATGGGTCAACTACAGGTTTCACAGTTACTCAAAATTCAACTGTAAATAAAGTCTTGGTTGAACTAAATGGCGTTACTCAAAAGCCAACGACAGATTATACTATTTCTGGTACGACTTTGACTTTTGGGACTGCACCAGCGGCTAGTGATGTTATAGTGATAAGAGAATTACCAATTTAAGGAAATATAAATGACACAAATTAGAGAATCAAACATTTTAGGAAGTTTAGTAACAACTCTTAAAGATGTGTCAAGTGATACTACCCCACAGTTAGGTGGTAATTTAGATATAAATTCAAATAATATAACAGGTACTGGTAATATTACTATTACAGGTATTGTTACTCCAACTAGTATTGGGGCGACAAATTTAAGTGGTGATTTAACCTTAAATAGTAATGATATTACAGGCACAGGAAATATAAATATAACAGGTGATTTAGATGTATCTAACGATATTCAATGTGATTCACTAGGAATAGGTACTGCACCGTCAGGAACGAGTGGTGAGATAAGAGCAACAAATGATGTAACTGCTTTTTATTCTTCTGATGTTGCACTAAAAGAAAATATTTCTAATATACCTGATCCTATTGAAGCAATTAAAAAGTTAAATGGTGTTTTATTTGACTGGAAAAAGTCTTATATTGATGAAAGAGGTGGAGAAGACGGATATTTTGTTAGAAAAAAAGATGTAGGAGTTATCGCTCAAGAGGTAGAAAAAGTTTTACCAGAAGCAGTGGCTCAGAGATCAGATGGCATCAAAGCAGTTAAATATGATAGACTAACTTGTTTATTGATTGAAGCTGTAAAACAATTAAATGAAAAAGTAGAAATTTTAACTAGGGAGAAAAATTAAAATGGCTGTTCCTTCTACAAACACAAGTTTAGGTGGAGTCCAAACAGAGTTTGGCGGTTCTAATCCAATTCAAATATCAGAATATTATTCAGGTGGACCTTTAGTAGGTGCTGGAACATCGGCTCCAGTTGCTGGAGGTACTATTCCTTCTTCTGGTCAAATCGCAGTAGGACAATTTAGAGGTGCAGTTGCAGCAGTATTTATCTCTGCTTCAGGTGGATCAGTATCTACAAGTGGTGATTACAAAATTCACACATTTACTGGACCAGGAACATTTACAGTTAATTCAGTTGGAAACGCAGCGGGTTCTGAAAAATTTGACTACCTAGTAGTTGCGGGTGGTGGTGGAGCCCGAGGTGGTGGAGGTGGTGCTGGAGGTGTTAGAGAATCTAATGAACCAGGTGATTGGTCATCTAGTCCTATAAAATCATCATCTTCTATTTCAGCAAGTGCACAAGGATATCCAGTTTCAATTGGTGGTGGTGGAGGAAACAACTCTAACGGTAGTGGAAGTACAGGTGGACCAATATCAAGTTCAGGTGGTGGTAAAGGTGGAAACTTTAACGGAAACGGAGCATCTGGTGGATCAGGTGGTGGAGGCGGAGGTTCATTCGGTGGTAGAAGATCGGGTGGATCAGGAAACTCTCCTTCAGTATCACCTCCTCAAGGAAACCCAGGTGGTAATGGATCTAACTCAGACGGTAACGGCGCTGGTGGTGGCGGTGGTGGAGCTACTGCAGCAGGGTCAAACAACTCTGATATGGGTAACAATAGACACGCAGGTGATGGTGGTGCTGGTGCGACTACATCAATTTCTGGTAGTTCAGTTGCTTATGGTGGCGGTGGTGCAGCGGGTAACCAATCTCCTAGACCTGGACAAGGTGGAACTGGTGGTGGCGCAAACGCAGGTGGATCAGGATCAGGAAACCGTGGCGGTGGCGGCGGTGGATTTAACGGATCTGGTGGTAGTGGAATAGTTATCTTCAGATACAAATACCAATAATATTAAGTATTATAAGTATAGTTTATACTATACAATAAAAGTGAGGTTATATAATGAGTGACGTAGCAAGTATCGGAAGACTATCATATAAATTAGATGGACCTATAGAAAAAGAAATTATACCACTATTTTCAATACCCATTAGTCTTTACAAATTAGATTTAGATAAAACATATCAAAATAAAATCGAAAAGAAAATCAATTCTTTAGATTATAGAATCATTGAAAATGGTAATGGTTGTATTAGTGATAATGTACATCTATTTAAAGATAAAATATTCAATAAATTAAGTAAAAAAGTAATAGAGTGTGTGAATTTTTATAATGATGAAGTAATGCAATATAAAAGTAATAATTTTGAAATTACAACCTCTTGGGCTACTAGATGTGATAAGAACCAAGAGTCAATGAGGCACAAGCACTCTAATAATATGTATTCTGCTGTGTATTATAACATATGTAAAAAAGACCATTCTCATCTTACATTTTACAATCAACAGTATAATCCACACGGTTATGAATTAGAACCTAAATCAGATGTTCAATTCAATGCCGCAAACTGGTCTATATTACCAGAAGATAATCTATTAGTTATCTTTCCGGCTTATTTGTATCATCAAATACAAAAGAATGTTACTGATGAATCTAGGTTCTCAATTGCTTGTAATTTAAGACCTACAGGTAAATATGGTATGAGTGATTCATTCATATCATAACTTGTATAAATATATAAATAACAAAGAGAATTAAAAAAAAGGATTTAAAAATGGCACACTTCGCAAAGATTTCAGAAGCAAATGAAGTTTTGGACGTTCTTCACGTAGATGATGTTAATGCTCCAAATGAAGCTGCTGGTCAATCATATTTACAAACACATAATAATTGGACAGCAAGTTTATGGATTCAAACATCATATAATACAGAAGCTAATACACACAAATTAGGCGGAACACCATTTAGAGGTAACTATGCCGCAATTGGTGGTACTTGGGATGCTGGAAACAATATTTTTTGGGACCCTAAACCATATGCTTCTTGGACTAAAGATGTATCATCTGCTACTTGGGTACCTCCTACAGCAAAACCTGCTTTAACTTCAGAACAACAATCTCAAAACGATGCATTAAGTCACGGTTGGAGATATGAGTGGAATGAAAGCACTCAACAGTGGGATTTAAATAACGCAATTGATGTATAATAAATAATTTTATGTTCAAAGATATATTATGTGAAATTGACGTTTACAGCGGTAGTATGAAACTACCTAAACCTATTACAATAGACTTTGAAACGTTAAGAGCAGACATATTAGTTTACTATAATAATCCAGAAAAAGACTTTAGAGCTTCAAAAAGTTTAGATATTATCAGCGCATATATTAGAGATTTTTACAAACTTGAAAATAAAGGCACGCCTGTAAGACAAAAAGATGCTTTTGGTTATATCCAAGAGGGATATGCTGGAACATACCCTGGCACTGAAGTTGATGAAATGGATTTACTAAATTCACCTGATTATACATTTTTATTCGGAGTAAATATTCATAAAGATTCTTGTATTATTGAAATTGAGTATGATGATAAAAGATTAAAAAACCAAAGAATTAAGGTTCCTTTACATACAAATAGTTATGTAATGTTTCCAGCACATCTAAGGTATCACTTTAAACAAAATTTATCATCACAACCAAACTATATTTTGAAACAAACTTATGAACTTAAATAATTATTTTTGGTTTTTTAAAAAAGCATTATCTGATAAAATTTGTGACGATATTATAAACCTCGCCCATCTTAAAAAAGATGAAAGTAAAATTGGTGTTGTCGGTGACACTAGATCAGATATTGATAAAAAACCATTAAGCAAAAAAGAAAAATTAGATTTATTTAAACGAAGAAACTCTAATGTTACTTGGTTAAGTGACAAGTGGTTATATAAAAATATTCACCCATTTATACACTTCGCAAATGAAGCAGCAGGTTGGAATTTTCAATGGGACTTTACTGAAGAAATACAATTTACAAAATATAAATTAAATCAACACTATTCTTGGCATTGTGACTCTTGGGAGAAGACATATGACACTCCTAATAATCCAAACTTTCACGGTAAGATGAGAAAGCTATCTGTAATCGTTTCATTATCAGACCCTAAAGATTACACTGGTGGTAAATTAGAATTTCAATTTAGAAATCGACCTGACTCTACAAAAATTATAGAGTGTAAAGAAGTAAGAGAGAGGGGTACAATACTTGTGTTTCCAAGTTTTGTTTGGCATAGAGTAACACCAGTAAGAAAAGGAACAAGATATTCTTTAGTTATGTGGAACTTAGGATATCCGTTTAGATAATATGAGTTTTAAAAATAATAAGTACATAGTTGTAAAAAAAGCAATTAGTAAAGAACTTGCTACATTTTGTTATAATTACTTTTTATTAAAAAGACAAGTTGCAAAAACTTTATATGAGGAAAAATATATCCCACCGTTTGCTAATGAGTGGGGAACTTGGTATGACGAACAAGCTCCTGGTTCTTATTCTCATTATGCCGATGTTGCTATGGAAACTTTACTATTAAAAGTTCAACCAATAATGGAAAAACACACTGGTCTTAAATTATTACCAACGTATTCATATGCTAGAATATATAAAAAAGGTGATGTTTTAGAAAGACATAAAGATAGATTTAGTTGTGAAATATCAACTACAATGAATCTTGGAGGAACCAAATGGCCAATATGTTTAGAACCATCAGGTAATGTAGGTATGAAAGGTATAGAAGTAAAATTACAACCAGGTGATATGTTAATTTATAGAGGACAAGATTTAGAACATTGGAGAGAAAAATTTGATGGCGAAGATTGTGCTCAGGTATTTTTACATTATAATGAAATTATTGATAATACTTCTTATAATAATATTTACGATGGAAGGCCACACCCTGGTGTTCCAGCGGACTTAAAAAGAAAACCAGAGTGAGTAAACAATTTGTAAATCATTTGAAAGAAGTTAAATACCCATCTAAAAATGATGAGTGGGGTATTGAAGGTATATTACACGGTAAAACTAATAAGCCATATAAGTTTGATCTAAAACCCTTAAAAAAATTTCAGGAAAATGATTATGGAAAGATTGGCTCTTTTAAAACTAAAGCTGAAAAAATGGTATTTGATTTTAAAGATCAATGGATTATATTAGACATAGAAGAATTACACGAATATGTAAAAGAGAAAGATAAAAAAGATTTTAATATAGATGAACTATTAGAAAATTTAACTTGGAATATGGTAATGTCAAAATGAAAAAACCTATAATGAAAGATTTTATATATCAAAACTTCATTGATGAAAGTATTTGTGAAGAAATTTTGAAATACTGGCATGAGCATCAACATATGATTATTGATGGAGAATGTGGAGGAGGTGTAGTTAAAGAGATTAAAGACTCGCAAGACATAACAATTCATAGACACTCAGAAGAATATCCATTTAATCTTTATAAAAAAGCAATACAAGAATGTTTAGATCAATATTTAAGTATATATCCTGAAATAACTAGATTGTTAGCTCCGTTTTCTTTACAAGAAAATTATATGATACAGCGTTACGAACCTAATGGAGGATATAGATTATTACATTGTGAAAGAAGTTTACCAATGAGCTCTAATAGAGTTTTTGTTTTTATGACTTATCTTAATACTGTTAAAAACGCAGGTACAGAATTTCCTTTCCAAAATCAAGTTACAGAATGTGATATTGGTAGAACAGTTATCTGGCCAGGTGAATGGACACACCCTCATAAGGGCGTCATAAATAAAGACAAAGAAAAATATATTATAACAGGATGGTTAGGGTTTAATCCACAATAGAAAAGGTTATTATGATAATTAAAGAAAAGATATTTGATACAAAAGAATTAGACATAATTAAAAATCACGTTTTAGAAATAGAGGATAAAGTAAAAAATCTAGGAGAGTCAAGGTATCCAGGTGCTGGTGAAAATGCTTTGACAGGTAGATTTGATATATTTAATTTTTTTAATTCAGATATAGGACCATTATTAGAAAAAAGAATTAAACCTTTTTTAGAAAAATACAATTTTTTTAGACCTTTGTCTATACAATGCTGGGGTAACACGCTTAGAAAAGATCAAGGTATTAAAATACATCAACATTCTGATGGTACGTTACAAAGTTTTTATTGTGCTAATGTTTTCATATGTGGCGAACAAGAAATCGGAACTTATTATGTTAAAGAAGCTGATCCTGAATATGACCGAAATCTGGCTACTAAAAAAGTTATAAAAAAATTTAAAAGTGTTCCTGGAGAAATAGCTTTATTTGATTCTAGTTTGTTTCATTATGTCAAACCAAATCCTAAAGATGATGTAAGAATATCTATTGCCATGGACATATATCAGAATACAATATTTAATAATAATGACAGATACTATATAATGAAATAAATGAATGATTGGATTGTACACACAAATATAAATGTTTCTTCTATTAAAAATAAAATAGAAAAAATCATCAAAAAAACTAAACCAGTAAGTTTAGAAGATTTAGATTTAATTAGTACAAGAGGTGCTAAATCTAAACAATATGTGATAACTAAATTTAAAGAAGACTTTAAAGACGTACAAAAGAAAGTAATTAAAGAAATACAAAAGTATGTATTTAAAAATGAAGATTTAAAATTACAATCTGCTTGGACGGTTAAAGGATATGAGAATGGTTATCATTTAGCGCATAATCATAGCGAACACAAAGTTGCCACTGTTATATATTTGGACGTACCAAAGAAAACAATACATAACCCAGGTTACTTTTATTATTTTATACAAGAGAATGGAAAGATAAAATATAATACAATTGAACCTAAAAAAGGTAGTTTGATAATAATGCCTATTCATATTTTTCACGGTTGTTATCCTCAAGCTAAGGGTTTAAGACAAACACTAAATATGGATTTTGGAGTATAGTTATATGACAGTTAAAGTAAAGAAAATACCAGGTTGTTATTTTGTTACTAAAATTAAAGAACATAAACAGATTAAAACTAAACTATTATCTTTAATTGAAAAGATACCTAAAAACCAGTGGTTAACACCTAATGAAAATGTAACACACACGGATTGGAATTTACCTAGAGAACATAAAAGAGAATATTTGGATTACTTTTACGATATAGTAAGACCATATATGGGAGAGATAAAAGAAATATTAAATGAACGAACCTGGGAAATTACAAACGGATGGTTTCAACAATATTACCAAAATGATAGTCATAGTTGGCATAGACACGCAGGAGTAAATTGGGGTAATGTATATTATTTAGAGTTACCAAGTACAAAATATACTTCAAAATATCAACCTATGGCAAATAGTAAAAAATCATTTAATTTTGAAGCTAAAGAAGGAGATATGGTTACTTTTCCCGCTACTTTAAAACATACATCTGAAAGAATTAGTAGCGATACAAGAAAAACTATTATATCTTTTAATAGTGATTTTTTCTAATTAAACTAAAAAATATAATATAAATAATACAATATAAGGAGTGAAAATGAGTGAAGAAAAGATAATAACAATTGATGGTAAAGAGTATAAAGAGTCTGAGTTAACAATTAGATGTCGTAATGTAATTTTTAGTAGATCAGAATTACAAACATCTAAAACAAGACACGAGCTTGAACTTGAAAAAATTGATGTTTTAACTAATTACTACAATGCAGAAATCAAAAAAGAATTAGACAAATTAAATGGCGGCGATAGCAAACCTTAGAATAGATCAAGGAGCAACTTTTTCAACTGACGTAACTGTAACTGGTACGGACGGAAGTGCGTTTAACTTAACTGGTTACACAGCGGCAGCGAAAATGGCAAAAGGATATGCTTCTACACGAACAAGGACAGCGCTTACATCAACAATCGCAACTGATAAAACAACTGGTGTGATTACTCTATCATTGACAGCGAATCAAACGAACACACTTGACGCACCCGCTAGATACGTTTATGACGTAGAAATTACACAAACTTCTGATAGTACAATAACAAGAGTGATTGAAGGTATTATTACAGTTAGTCCATCTGTGACAACTTAATTCTTTAGTATAGTTTTATTATAAATATAACAAAAAGAGAGATATATCTATGGTAAAAGCCGTAATTAATCGTACAGGTGGCGTATCTGCTAAAATTAATAGCACAACTTCATCTGGACCACAACAAGTTAGTGTTACAACTCCAACGGCTCAAGTTAACGTTGATGGTGTTAGACAATTAAGAAGTTTAACAGATGTCAATTCATCTTCTCTGGTTGACGGTGCTTTAATTCAATATGATGCTTCATCTGACAAATTTATAACAAGAAACGAATTAGATACTACCTCAGGAACAATAACGTTCAACGGTGGAAACTTTTAGGGGAATTAACAAATGGCAACAATAATTCAGATAAAACGTAGTTCGGGAACTACGGCACCCTCATCACTTAAAATTGGTGAACTAGCCTATACATTTGGTACAGGTACACAAGGTAATCTAGGAGATAGAATTTTCATAGGTGAAGGTGGTGTAGATGGTAACGGTGACGCAAATAACGTTACAGTAATCGGTGGTCAATATTTTACAGATAAATTAGATCACGTAGATGGAACATTAACAGCAAATTCAGCAATAACTGTTGATACTAATAAAGCGATTGATGAAATCTTAATAGGTAATAACGCTTCAACAGGTGGTACTTTAAAATTAAACGAAGGTACTAATAACGGAACAAATTTCATTGGACTTAAAGCTCCGAATGCCGTAACAACCACAACTACTTTCACGTTGCCAGATGGTGATGGTTCTAACGGTCAATTCTTAAAAACAGATGGTTCAGGAAATTTAAGTTTCGGTACTGTAGTATCTACTTTATCACTTGCCGCTGACTCTGGTTCAAATGATTCAGTTTCAACTGGAGAAACAATTACATTTGCTGGTGGTACTGGAATAGATACTACTGTAAGTGATAACAATGTTTCTTTTGCGATTGATAGTACAGTCGCTACACTTACTGGTAATCAAACACTTACAACAAAAACAATAGATTTAGGCAACAATACTTTAACAGGTACTACTGCTGAATTTAATACTGCTTTACAAGATGGCTCTTTTGCTACATTAGCAGGTACAGAAGCATTAACTAATAAAACACTTACAGCACCTAAATTTGCTGATGGTGGTTTTATTGCTGACGCTAATGGTAATGAGTTAATTCTATTACAAACAACTACAAGTGCAGTAAACGAATTAGAAATTACTAATGCTGCTACAGGTAATGGTGTTCAGATTGCTACTTCAGGTGGTGATACAAACATTGATCTTAAATTATCACCGAAAGGTTCAGGTGTTGTTGATGTTAACTCTAGTAAAATTACAAACGTAACTGATCCATCAAGTGCTCAAGACGCTGCTACAAAAGCATATGTAGATAGTGTTGCTAATGGTTTAGATGTAAAAGCTTCTGTTAGATATGCTTCAACAGCAAACGTTACTGGTACATATAATAATGGTGCTGGAACAATTACTGCTGGTTCAAACGGTGCTTTTTCAATTGATGGTCAAACTCCATCAGCAAATGATAGAATATTATTAAAAAACCAAACAACTGCTACTCAAAATGGTTTATATAGAGTAACTACAGTTGGTTCAGGTTCTGCTGCTTACGTTTTAACAAGAACACCAGATGGTGATGAGGCGATTGAAATTACAGGTGGTGCTTTTGTATTCGTTGAAGAAGGTACTGCTAATGCTGATAATGGTTACGTATTTACACATAACGGAACACCAACATTAGGAACAACTAATATTACAGTTGAACAATTTTCTGGTGCAGGTCAAATATCTGCTGGTGACGCAATTACTAAATCAGGTAACACATTAAACGTTGCTGTAGATGATTCAACTATTGAAATATCAAGTGACGCATTAAGAGTTAAAGCAGATGGTATCGGTACAAACCAACTTGCTGCTACTGCCGTAACAACAGCAAAAATTACAAACTTAAATGTAACTGGTGCGAAGATTGCTGCTGACGCAATTGATGGTTCAAAAATTGCTGATGACGCTGTAGACTCTGAACACCTTACAGATGGTTCAGTAGATAACGTTCATTTATCAGGTAGTATCGCTAATACTAAATTAGCGAATAGTGCGATTTCATTTACAGATGAAAGTTCGACTGCTGGTTCTGTATCACTTGGTGGTACATTAGAGTTTTTAACTGGAGAAGGTATTGATACAAGTGCTTCAGGTAGTACAATAACTATTGCTGCTGAGTTAGCGACAACATCAAACAAAGGTGTAGCATCATTTAGTTCAGATAACTTTACAGTATCTTCAGGTGCTGTAACAGTTACTTCACTAGATGGCGGAACATTTTAATTTTTAAAGGAAATTAAATGGCGACTATTATTAAATTAAAAAGAAGTACAACAGCTTCTGCAGTACCAACTACAAGTAATTTATCTGATGGTGAAGTTGCTGTAAACATTACTGATAAAAAGATATATCAGCGTAATGGTAGTAATATAGTCGAAATATCAAATACTACTAACTTTGAGAGTGTTGGTAGTGATATATTACCTGACTCTACTGCAACACACGATATAGGTGCAATCACAAATGGTTTCAAAGATTTATTCTTATCTGGCGCCCCTAAAAAACAAGTCAACATTTATACAAATGCTGGTGGATTAAGTAGTGTGGCCGCTGGATTTGCTTTTAGATTTAACACTAACATAAAATATTTTAACCAAGTTTTTACTAATGCAGGAGGATTGGTTACACCAGCGATTACAGCACAATCAACAGATTTTGATGACGATAATCCGGCATATACATTTTAATAAATTATGGCAAATAAAACACCGATAAGACTAGTATTTACAGGCGGAGTACCAACAGGTATTGCTGAATATCAATCAGGTGATACTATTGGAGCTTCGTTTCTAGCAAATACAGCAGTAACTGCTGGTAGTTATGGTTCAGCAACAGCAATTCCAACATTTACAGTTGACGCACAAGGTCGTTTAACAGCAGCCAGCACAGTAAGTGTTGCCACAAATTTAACTATTAGAGATGATACATCTACTACTGATACTGTTTCATTATTATCAGACACACTTACATTTTCTGGTACTACAAATGAAATCACAGCCTCTGTAACAGATAATAAAGTTACAATAGCATTACCAGATGATGTAACAATAGGCAGAGATTTATCAGTAACTAGAAACGCTACAATCACAGGTAACTTAACTGTTAATGGTACAACAACTACTGTATCTACAACTAATACAGTTGTTTCAGATACACTATTAGAATTAGGAAATGGTACTTCAGGTAGTCCTTCAAATGATGCTGGTATAGTTATTGAAAGAGGAAGTTCTGATAACGCATTTATCGGATATGATGAAAGTGCTGATAAGTTTAAAGTTGGTACTGGTTCATTCACAGGTGCTTCAACTGGTAACTTAACAATCACTACAGGTACTTTAGTCGCAAATTTAGAAGGTAACGTAACTGGTAATGTAACTGGTGCTGTAACTGGTAATGCTGATACAGCAACTGCTTTGGCTACTGCTAGAAATATCGCAGGACAAAGTTTTGATGGTACAGGTAATATTACTATTGCTTCAACTGATTTATCAAACACATCTAACATAACGTTAAATGACGCTTCACAAACATTAACTAATAAGACATTAACAAGTCCTGTTATATCTACAGTTACAGGTACTACAATCACTTTAGATAGTGCGGGTGATATTAGTTTAGACGCTGATGGCGCTGACATTATATTAAAAGACGCAGGAACAGAATTTGGTAGATTTACAAACGACTCTACAGACCTTGTAGTTAAAGTTGCTACACAGGATAAAGACATTAAATTTGTTGGTGATGATGGTGGTTCTGCTATCACAGCATTAACTTTAGATATGTCAGATGCTGGTTCAGCAACATTTAATAGTAATATAGCAGTTGGTGGTAACGCTACAATCACAGGTAACTTAACTGTTAATGGTACAACAACAACTGTTTCATCAACTAACACAGTAGTATCTGATCAATTATTTGAATTAGGAAACGGACGTACAGGTTCAGCATCAGGCGATGCAGGTATCGTTATTGAGAGAGGTAATGATAGTAACATTTTCTTAGGATATGACGAATCTGCTGATGAAGTTGTATTTGGGTCAGGTTCATTTACAGGCGCTAGTACAGGAGATTTATCAATAACAGATTCTAATATTAGAGCAGCAAATGTTACAGCATCTGGTAATTTAGCAGTTACTGGTACAACAGCTTTAAATGGTAATATAACTTTAGGTAACGCTACAAGTGATACGATTACAGTAACAGGTAGATTTGCTACGGCGTTAGTACCTGATACAAACGTTACATATGATTTAGGTACTTCATCTTTAAGATGGAGAGATATTTACTTGTCAGGTAATACAATTGACTTGGCGGGTGCGACTATTCAAAGTGATGGTAGTGCAGTTACTTTACCATCAAATTCAAAAGTTGGTAATGATAAAGTTGCCGTTACTGATGATAGTGGGGCGATTATTAGAAGGGTATCATTTTTTACAGCTGCTGGTGGATTAGCGAGTGCTGCGGCATCTTTCGTCTTTTCAGGTGGTTCAACAGCAACTGTATTTACAAAAAATCAAACATTTACTCGGGCAAACGGTAGTAATCAAGCTAATTTTCAATTGTTTGAGTTTTAGGAAAAAAAGATTATAAATATACTAAGGAGAAAAAAATTATGTCAGTAAAAACACCAATACGAACAGTCTTTGACGGAAGCGGAAACGCCACTGGGTTAGCCGAATACCAATCGGGTGAATTTATCGGTCTTACTCACGGTGGTTTAGGGGCTTCATTATCAATTGGTTCTGCTGGTCAAGTATTAAAAGTCAATTCTGGCGCTAGTGCGTTAGAGTTTGGTGCAGTAGAGGCAGTTATTAATATTGACGGTGCAACAAATTTAGAAAGTGCTACACTAGCAGTTGGTGACAAATTTTTAGTATCAGATGGTGGTTCTGAGGGTAGAGCAACACTATCACAAATAGATACATTATTTAAGAGTACATCACAAACTTTAACAAATAAGACTATTAACGCTGATAATAATACGGTTACAAATATAGGACCGAGTGAATTGTCAGATACTGCTGTTACGGCAAACTCTTATGGTTCATCAACAGCGATACCAGTTATTACGGTTGATGCACAAGGTCGTTTGACAAATGCTACAACAGCAGCAATATCAACAACTTTATTAGTTTCTGATGAAAGTTCATCTCAAGCATCAATAAGTTTAGGTGCTAGTGAAGTATTAAATCTAGCTGGTGGTTTATGTATAGATACAACAGTAAGTGGTAAAACTATTACATCTAAATTTAATTTTAGTGATGGTTCTGCTGGTCAATTTTTAAAAACAAACGGATCAGGAACTTTTTCATTTGATGATGCTTTATCATTGTATGATGAATCACTACAGACTACAATTCCAGGCGCTACTAACACAGATTTAGCTGGAGGTGAAACTCCTTTCGCATCTGTACAAGACGCATTTGGAGTGTTTACAGCAACAACAGCATATAGTTTAATGGATCCTAAAGGGTCAACAGAAACATTAGATTTAGGTGCTTTTAGTTAATAATGTATAACTTATTATATAAATAAAAAGAAAAACTAGGAGAAAAGAAAAATGCCAACAGTATTACAATTAAGAAGAGGCACAACTGCGCAAAATAATGCATTTACAGGCGCTGTTGGTGAACTTTCTTTGGATACGCAAAAAGACGTATTAAGAGTACACGACGGTTCAACTGCCGGTGGTGCTCAAGAATTAGTAGGTCTAACAGCAACACAAACATTAACAAATAAGACTTTAACAAGTCCAACAATCACAGGTAGTGGTAATATAGCAGCAAATGATTTAACACTTGCTGGTAATCTAACTGTAAATGGTACTACATCAACAGTATCATCTACAAACACAACAATTTCAGATAACTTAATAGAATTAAATAATGGTGCAAGTTCAAACGCAAATGACTCAGGTATCTTAATTGAAAGAGGATCTACAGGTGATAACGCAATCATAGCATGGGACGAAAGTGCTGATAAGTTCGTAGTTGGTACTACAACTGCTACAAACACATCAACAGGTAACTTAACTATCACAACTGGTACATTACTTGCTAACGTTGAAGGTAACGTAACTGGTAACGTAACAGGTAACACATCTGGAAGTTCAGGTTCTTGTACTGGTAATGCGGCAACAGCGACTGTAGCAACAACGGTTACTATAACTGATAACGAAAGTACAGACGAAAGTAATGCCATAGTCTTTACTGCCGGCGGTGACGTTGATGGCGGTAATCTTGGACTAGAATCAGACGGAACACTAACTTATAATCCATCAACAGGTAAAATTACAGCTACTGGTTTTGTTGGCGCACTCACAGGTAATGCATCAACTGCCACAGCACTAGAAACTGCTAGAAATATCGCAGGTGTATCATTTGATGGTTCAGCTAACATCTCTCTTGCATTGACAAACTTAGGTATATCTGATGGATCTGCAGGACAATTCTTAAAAACAGATGGTAGTGCGGGTTTCAGTTTTGCTACAATTTCAACACCAACATTAGCGAGTTTAAATTTAGATACAGATGATGATGTACAATTTGACTCTTTTGGTGTAGGTACAGCAGCCT